AGCCGACACCACCGCCGGAATGCTTGCCGACATGCTCGGAGATATTGCAGCAGAAGCTAAACGATATGCTGCAATCGCTGACGAACGTTACCAGGCAGGAATGACGTGTGAGCGTATTTACAACTCGGTGAGAGAGTCAACCAACAATCCCATAGCTCCGCACTAGCGGGGCTTTTTGTTGTAACAAGGAGACGAAGAAGGAAATACTATGTTTACAGTTAAAACCATCATCAACGGTGTTACGCATATTTGTGAGCAGCCATCCATCTCGATAGCCAGGGCTGGTTCTGAAACGTTCGCAGATACTTTAAAACTTACTCATAACTCAGCCAGCCCGGACTTCGCATACTGGCTCCCGGCTATCTATGAAGATCCAGAAATGACCAAAGCGCTGCAGGAGGAAGAACTGGTTATTAGTGACCGTACTGATGTGCTGGATACTGATGCTATTGCCATCATTATTGAGGAATATCCGAGTGAAAATTTCCCCGGCGCGGGTGATGGCTGCCGTTACCAGTTCATCTATCCTGGCGACCAGGTTTACGTGATGAACTCTCACGGCTCGACCATCGAAACAGTGAAGTAGCCATTACAAAGCCTATCTACGGGTGGGCTTGATAAAGGCCTGTGGTGGACATATATACAAGTTGTGGTATGTAACCACTCATTTTGGGTAATAACTATGAATCAGGCTATTGAGCAAATTATTCACAGCTCTTTGAATAAAAACGAGCCAGGCGCTGGCGTTGGTTCTTCAGTTACAGCTAATGATATCATTGAAGGGGTAAGACCCTACTACCAAGCAGCGAGTGGGGCGGAGAAACTGTCTATTGTCGAAAGGCTAAACAAACTAAAAGTAGAGCCTGGTGTCCCGATCCCATCTAATATCGAACAGCTATTAAGTAATTGATAACAAGCCGCCTCCGGGCGGTTTTTATTGCCATCACAAAGGCCACCTTCGGGTGGCTTTTTTAATGGCTTTAACCATAGGATAGCAACATGGCAAAACCGGACTGGGGAGCCCCGCAACACATAGGGGCGGATGTGAAAAAAGAGCCCCGTATCTACGGCAGCAAATGGGACCGTGAGCGCCTCCTGTTCCTTCGTACTCATCCGTTGTGTGCCATGTGTCATGAACAGGGAAGAGTGACGGCGGCAACGGTGGTCGATCATATCATCCCGCACAAACTGAAAGAGGCGCTGAATAGTGGAAACGCCGAAGCGATAGCGAAGGCACAAAAGCTATTCTGGAGCCGGAAGAACTGGCAGGGGTTGTGTAAGCAGCACCACGACTCTACGAAGCAACGAATGGAGAAACGCGGTGTCGTCGTGGGCTGTGACGAGAACGGTATTCCACTTGACCGTGCATCGCACTGGTTCAGACGATAACAATACTCATATGTGTGGCAGCTATGAAGGAGGAGGGCGGGTTAAAAGTTCACAGCTTTGTGCCTGCGTGACCGCCCGCCCCCCTCTGTGTGCACAACCGCGAAATGAAAAGTTTTTTTCCGGGAGGTTCCGATGGCAGGACGGCGCCCGAAACCGACCCACCTGAAAGTGGTAACCGGCAATCCGGGCAAACGTAAACTCAACGATAAAGAACCCCAACCTGCAAAAGAAATCCCCAGCCCGCCAGCACATCTTAGCGACTGGGGAAAAGTTGCGTGGGGCCGGCTCACAGTTTTACTTGATGGCATGGGTATTCTTACAGTTGCCGATTCACTGGCGCTGGAGCGTCTTTGCGATATCTATGCAGATATCCTTCAGCTTCGTCTGACGATCGCGGACGAAGGGAGAACTTATACAGTCAAGACTGAAGGGGGATTTTTGATTAAGGCGAACCCGGCTGTTGCGATGCTGGCTGATGCCGATCGACGGTTTAAAAGTTACCTGGTCGAATTCGGTCTCACCCCGGCCGCCAGAACAAAGGTGAAAGTTGATGGTGGAGAAGAGAAAGAAGACCCGCTCAACCAGTTCTTCGGTTGACCCCACCACTCGTTATGCGATGGATGTGGCGTCCGGTAAGGAAATTGCCGGACCTGATATCCGCAATTCCTGCAAGCGTCACCTGAAGGATCTGGAGTCCTGCCATGCCCGCGGTCTGGTATGGGATACGGAAACAGCGCAGCGTGCCATCGACTTTTTCGCGAAAGTGCTGAAACTTAACGGCGGCGAACACGAAGGCAAGCCGTTCAATCTGTTACCCTGGCAGTGCTTTATCGTGGGGTCTGTATTTGGCTGGCAAAACTCAGACGGCTATCGCCGGTTCCGTATGGTGTACGTCGAATCCGGTAAGGGGTCAGGTAAATCACCGCTTGCAGCTGGTATCGCTCTTTACTGCCTTGTCGCCGACAAGGAGCCACGCGCGGAAGTCTACGCGGCCGCCACGAAAAAAGACCAGGCCATGATACTGTTTCGCGATGCTGTGGCGATGGTTGACCAGTCGCCAGCACTGGCACAGCGGATTAACAAATCAGGCGGTGCCGGGAAAGAGTGGAATCTGGCTTTTCTGCAGACCGGTTCTTTTTTCCGGCCTATCAGCTCAGACGACGGCCAGTCAGGTCCGCGCCCGCATTGTGCTCTGATAGACGAAATTCACGAACATAAAAATAACCAGGTCGTGGAAATGATGCGCGCCGGTACGAAAGGCCGCCGGCAGGCGCTGATTTTCATGATAACTAACAGTGGCCATGATAAAACCAGCGTCTGTTATGACTATCACGAATATGGCCGCAAGGTTGCTGAAGGTTCAGTTGACGATGACAGCTTCTTTTCTTTTATCTGTTCGCTGGACGAAGGGGAAGATCCCTTTAAGGACGAGACCTGCTGGAAAAAGGCTAACCCGTCGCTGGGACACACCTTTACTGAGCGCTATTTGCGTGAGCAGGTCACGCAGGCCCGCGGAATGCCGTCGAAGGAAAGCATTGTCCGGCGGTTGAACTTCTGCCAGTGGGTGGATGCTGATAATCCCTGGATGAGCAGTGATGTCTGGATGGGATGCGAGGAGGATTTCGACCTGCAGGAGCTGCGGGGCGAGGAATGCTATGGCGGTCTGGATCTTTCAGGCAGCCGGGATCTCACTGCACTGGCTCTGTTCTTTCCGAAAAAGAGAAAGCTGGTGGTGGAATTCTGGACGCCAAAAGACACTCTGACAGACCGGGCGAAAACAGACCGGGTTCCATATGACGCATGGGAACGGGACGGATACATCCACACCACACCAGGTAAAGCCGTGAAGTATGGTTTTGTTGCTGAACGTATTGCAGATCTTGCAATGCAGTTCGACATCAAAGCCATTGCCTTCGACCAGTACCGTATTAAATACCTTGAGCCGGAACTGGACGAAGCCTCAGTATCAGTGCCGCTGATCCCGCATGGACAGGGCTACTACAAGGCAAAAGATTCTGGTCTGTGGATGCCGCATTCTATCGAGCTATTTGAGCAGATGCTGGATGATGGTGCAGTCGCTATTAAAACTAATCCCTGCCTGCGCTGGAATGCAGCTTCCGCAGTAACCGAAGCCGATCAGAAAGAAAACCGCATTTTTGCCAAGAAAAAAAGTACCGGACGTATTGATGGCGTGGTGGCTTCCGCTATGGCAATAGGTGCATCAGAAGAGGATGTCACTGATGATGGCGATGTTGATGGTTTCTTTGATGATCCAATCATAGTGGGTATCTGATGGCGAATAATAAACACCCCGGGCGAATAAAAAGCGCCCTTTTAAACTGGCTGGGCGTCCCCGTCAGCCTGACTAACGGCGAGTTCTGGCGCGAGTGGTTCGGAACCAGCAGCAGTGGAAAAGTTGTGACTGCTGATAAGATTATCCGCCTGTCTGCTGTATGGGCCTGTGTCAGGTTGTTGAGTGAATCGGTTTCCACGTTACCGCTGAAAATCTACGAACGTCAGGCTGATGGCTCCCGAAAACTGGCTTCTGATAATCCTGCTTACCAGGTGCTTTGTCGGCGCCCCAATCCTGAAATGACGCCGTCACGTTTTATGCTGATGGTGGTCGCCAGTATCTGTCTGCGGGGAAATGCATTTGTTGAAAAACTGTTTATTGGCAGAAAACTGGTATCGCTGGTTCCGCTGTTACCACAGAACATGGTAGTAAAACGACTGGATAGTGGGCAATTGCAGTACTCATATACTGAGAACGGAAAACAGCGAATTATACCTGTAAACCGGATTATGCATATCCGTGGATTCGGTCTGGATGGTGTATGTGGCATGATGCCTGCGATGACGGGCATCGATGTCTTTGGTGCGGCAATGTCGGTGGATGAAGCCGCGGCAAAAATCTTTGAAAATGGCCTTCAGAGTACAGGGTTTCTTTCTTCAAAAAATGCGCTGACCAAAGAGCAGCGTGATCGTCTGAGGAAAAACCTTCAGTCTTTTATCGGTTCAAAAAATGCCGGGAAACTGATGGTGCTGGAAAATGAACTCACATACCAGAATGTCACCATGAATCCGGAAGCGGCACAATTGCTGGAAAGCCGTTCCTTCAGTATCGAGGAAATTTGCCGCTGGTTTCGCGTTCCTCCTTTCATGGTCGGCCATACCACTAAACAAAGCAGCTGGGCATCCAGTCTTGAAGGGATGAACCTTCAGTTCCTGACGCACACTCTTCGACCGCTGCTGGTGAATATTGAACAGGAAATTGGCCGGTGCCTGCTCGATAGCGATAATGACGTGTTCGCGGAGTTCTCCGTTGAAGGACTGCTGCGCGCCGACAGCGCTGGCCGTGCGGCTTACTATACCAGCGCGCTTCAGAATGGCTGGATGTCGCGAAACGATGTTCGCCGTCTGGAAAATATGCCGCCGATTGAAGGGGGGGACATTTACACCGTTCAGCTCAACCTGACGCAACTGAAAAATCTCGAAAGCAGCAATCCTGCTGTTCAGGCTCTGGCCCTGAGAGAACTGCATAACCACGTATTCCCCGATATTTCCTTTGAACAATCTCCGCTGAAACAGGCCGCTTAGGAGCACTTTCCTGATGAGCAAAAAACAACTTCCGGTAGCACCGGCGGGGCGCCCCTGTGCGCGCGTTACCTGTGAAACCCTTCCTTCCGCACTGGACCGCTGGAACGGCGGGATCAAAGCTGCGGCCACTGACGACAACAGTATTTCTGTTTTTGATGTGATCGGGCAGGACTACTGGGGTGAAGGCGTAACAGCCAAACGTATCGCCGGTGCGCTACGGGCGATGAATGGCGCCGACGTCACGGTCAATATCAACTCCCCTGGCGGTGACATGTTCGAAGGCCTGGCCATCTACAACCTGCTGCGTGAATACCAGGGGAAAGTTACGGTCAAGGTGCTGGGCATTGCCGCCAGCGCCGCCTCTGTTATCGCGATGGCCGGGGATGATATTCAGATTGGTCGTGGGGCCTTCCTGATGATCCACAACTGCTGGGTGGTGGCAATGGGTAACCGGCATGACTTTGCTGAATTATCTGCCTCTCTCGAACCGTTTGATAACGCAATGGCTGACATTTACGCCGCACGCTCCGGGCTTGATATGGCCTCAGTGCAAAAACTGATGGATGCCGAAAGCTACATCGGCGGTAGCGATGCCGTGGAGAAAGGTCTGGCCGACAGCCTTCTTTCTGCTGATGCCGTAAGTGACGGTGACGAAACTCCTGCTGCAGCGTTGCGTAAGCTCGATGCGTTGCTGGCAAAGAGCAGCACTCCGCGCTCTGAACGCCGGAAACTGATTAAAGCTCTGTCCGGTGGCATGTCTGGCGCTGCCACCAACCATGACGGCACGCCGGGCGCTGCCGAAGAAATAAAACCTGAAGTCATCAATTCTCTTGAAAACGCCCTCGCTGCGTTAGTCAAATAAGGACCTTTTATGTCTGAAGTAAATGAAATTCTGAAAAAAGTTACCGCCAGCATTGAAGAAGCGACGGATAAGTTTAATGCCAGGGCTGAAGATGCACTTAAAGAAGCGAAGAAGTCCGGCAAACTGTCAGAAGAAACAAAGGCAGCCGTTGACAAGATGGCGTCTGAATTTAACGCCCTGCGTGAAGCTGAAAAAACGCTGAGGGCGGCAATAGGGGAACTTGAGCAGCATGTTGCGCAGATGCCGCTGGCCAATGCAAAACATATTGTTGAGACGGTTGGCCAACAGGTCATTTCTGCGGAAGCTCTTAAAACATTTTCCGCCAGCGTGGAAGGAGGGAAACGCGTCAGCATCCCGGTAAACGCTGCACTTATCTCCTCCGGTGTCGCTGAAGGCGTGGTAGAGCCTCAGCGCCTGCCGGGTATTGATACTGCCCCAAAACAACGCCTGTTTATACGTGATCTGATTGCACCTGGTCGCACATCATCTCCGGCAATCTTCTGGGTTCAGCAAACGGGGTTTACCAACAAAGCCGCCGTGGTTGCGGAGAACACCACCAAGCCGTACAGCGATATTGCGTTCGCCACGAAGATCACCCCGGTAACCACCATTGCGCATATGTTCAAGGCGTCAAAACAGATTCTGGATGACTTCGCACAGTTACAGTCCACCGTTGATGCCGAAATGCGCTACGGCCTGAAATATGTTGAAGAGCAGGAAATCCTTTTTGGTGACGGTACCGGCGTTCATCTGCACGGTATCGTTCCGCAGGCTTCGGCCTTCAGTGCAGAATTCAGGGTTGAACAGCAAAACGGCATTGATGACCTGTGCCTGGCAATGCTGCAGGCGCAACTGGCGCGCTTCCCGGCGTCAGGGCATGTTCTGCACTTTATCGACTGGGCAAAAATCGAACTCACTAAAGACACGCTTGGGCGTTATATCCTTGCAAATCCATCAGGTCTGACTGGCCCGACATTGTGGGGGCTTCCGGTGGTGGCGACCGAAGCTGCGGCATTTAAGGGCAAGTTCCTGACAGGCGCATTTAACGCTGGTGCGCAGATTTTTGATCGTGAGGATGCCAATGTGGTTATTTCCACTGAAAACGCCGACGATTTTGAGAAAAACATGATCTCAATTCGTTGTGAAGAGCGTCTGGCACTGGCAGTCAAACGTCCGGAAGCATTCATCTATGGTTCCTTCACTGTCCCGGCACCTGCTGGCGCATAAGACCTGCTGCGGCCTGCGGGCCGCTTTTTTATGGGAGTGAGCTATGAAAATAATTGCACAAAAGCCGCTGTACATAAACGGCGACGTGGTTACCGAAGGCTCGGTATTCGAAACCATTGAGCAGCACGGACGCGAACTGATTAATAAAGGATATGCACATCTGATTGAGGTCGATAATTCTGCGCAGCCGGAACAGCCGGAACAGCCGGAACAGCCGGAACAGCCGGAACAGCCGGAACAGCCGGAACAGCCGAATACTAAAGCGGATAAAAAGGTCAAAAGGTAATGCTGGATTTGAATATAGTGAAACAGCATTTACGTCTGGAACCTGACATTACTGACGATGATGAGTTATTGCGTCTCTATACAGGGGCAGCTGTGGCTTATGTTGAACAATGGACACGCCGGAAGCTGTATATGACCCGTGAGGATGATGGCTTTCGGGAAGATCCTGACAGCCTGTTGCTTACGGACAACGTGAGAGCTGCATTGTTATTGTTAGTGGCATTCTGGTACGAAAATCGTGAACCAGCCGGGATGGGGGAGATTTCAGAAACTCCTTTTGCGGTTGAAGCCTTGTTACAACCATATCGCATTTACGGCCTGTAGAAGGAGGGGGGATGCGTTCAGCAAGAAACAGCCCGGTAAATACCAGTGCAACTTATCTTCTGCCAGATCCCGGTGAGCTGAACCGGCGAGTTACGATTCGCCTGCGTGTGGATGAGCCGAATGATGATTTTGGCGTGTCCCCCTCGTATCCGGAGGATATCCGCACCTGGGCGAAGATGGCCCAGCCCGGAGCGGCGGCCTATCAGGGCTCCGTACAGACGGAAAAAATCGTGACGCACTATTTCACGATCCGCTGGCGCCGGAATATTACCGCCGATCATGAAGTGTTCTGCGACGGGCAGGTTTACCGCATCCGGCGCATACGCGACCTGAACAGCAAACGTCGTTTCCTGTTACTCGAATGCGAGGAACTGGGCACTGAACGGGGAGAGGGCTATGCAGAACAAAGCGTTTTTACACGTTGATTTTGAACAACCGGAAACGCTTGTTTTTAACCGGGCGCGTTTGCGCCGGGCGTTTGTCAGTATCGGGCAGGTACATATGCGTGATGCCCGCCGCCTGGTCATGAAGCGGGGGCGTTCCGGACCCGGCGATAATCCTTCATACAGAACGGGAAAACTGGCACGCTCCATCGGGTATTACGTTCCGCGGGCATCCAGTCGCCGTCCTGGATTGATGGTGAAAATTGCCCCTAATCAGAAGAACGGGGAAGGGAACCGCCCGATCTCAGGCGCATTTTACCCTGCATTTCTGTTTTACGGTGTACGGCGCGGCGCAAAACGTAAAAAAGGGCATCACCGGGGGGCCTCCGGTGGCAGCGGCTGGAAAATTGCTCCCCGCAACAACTATATGGCGGAGGTACTGGAACGACGCCGCAGCTGGACCCGTTACATACTGTCCCGCGAGCTCCGGAAATCCCTGCGTCCACAAAGAAGGAGTAAAAAGTGAGACTGACCCCCGTTATTGCCGCACTGCGTGCCCGTTGTCCGCGTTTTGAGAACCGCGTGGGGGGGGCCGCACAGTTTAAAGCCATTCCTGATGCCGGTAAGCTGAAACTGCCGGCAGCGTATGTTGTACCGTCAGAAGATGTTACTGGCGAGCAGAAATCGCAGACGGACTACTGGCAGGATTTGACGGAGGGTTTTTCCGTCATCGTGGTACTCAGCAACGAACGGGATGAAAAAGGGCAGTGGGCTTCTTACGACGCGGTACATGATGTTCGTCATGAGATCTGGAAGGCTGTTCTTGGCTGGACGCCCGATCCTGACGCCCATGAGATCACTTATGCCGGTGGTATGTTGCTGGAGCTGAACCGTTATGAGCTTTATTACCAGTTTGATTTTACGATGAAATATGAAATCGATGAGTCAGACACCCGCCAGCAGGACGACCTGAATGCGCTGGATGACCTGAAAACTATCGGGATTGATGTCGATTTTATTGAACCTGATGGTGAGACTGAACACCACACCGAGATTACCCTCCCGTAATAACTTCTCCAGGGAAAATGAATGTTTGTAAAACCTGTAAAAGGGCGATCGGTTCCCGATCCGGCCCGTGGCGACCTTTTACCTGAAGGAGGTCGAAATGTTGATGAGAATAACTACTGGCTGCGCCGCGAGGCCGCTGGTGATGTCCGGCGCATGAATAAAAAGGTGAAAACAAATGGCGATTAGTTTTAATTCCATCCCGTCAGATACACGGGTTCCGCTGTTTTATGCCGAGATGGATAACTCGGCGGCAAATACCGCCCGGGACAGCGGGGCATCACTGCTGATTGGTCACGCCAGCAATGATGCGTCAATTGCCGTCAACAGTCTTGTTCTGGTGTCATCGGTTGATTATGCCCGTCAGATTTGCGGTGCCGGAAGCCAGCTGGCCCGTATGGTCGGGGCGTACCGTAAGACCGATCCATTTGGCGAACTGTATGTCATTGCCGTACCTGAATCCACAGGCGCGGCAGCAACCGTCGCTTTGACGGTAACTGGCGAAGCGACGGAAACCGGAACGGTGAATGTCTATACCGGCCGAACCCGCGTTCAGGCTCCCGTGACCAGCGGTGATGACGCTGCGGCGGTGGCTGTGAGCATTAAGGATGCGGTCAATGCAAACCCTGATCTTCCCTTTACGGCAACATCAGAAGCGGGGGTGGTGACACTGACTGCGCGCCACAAGGGGTTATATGGAAATGAAATTCCGGTCACTCTCAATTATTACGGCTTTGGCGGTGGGGAGGTGTTACCGGCGGGTGTGAATATTACGGTTGCCAGCGGCGTGAAGGGGGCTGGTGCGCCAGCTCTTAACGACGCGGTGGCAGCGATGGGAGATGAGCCGTTCGATTATATCGGCCTTCCGTTTAACGACACGGCATCGGTGAACACGATGGCAACTGAAATGAATGATTCCAGCGGTCGCTGGAGTTATGTCCGGCAGTTGTATGGTCACGTTTATACGGCGAAGACGGGGACGCTGTCGGAGCTTGTGGCCGCGGGTGACCAGTTTAACCTGCAGCACATCACCCTGGCGGGCTATGAGAAAGACACCCAGACGCCTGCTGATGAACTGGCTGCAAGCCGTACTGCCCGTGCTGCGGTTTTTATCCGTAACGATCCGGCGCGCCCGACCCAGACCGGGGAACTGGTGGATATGCTGCCGGCACCGAAAGGCAAACGCTTCACGACGACTGAACAGCAGACGTTACTTTCCCACGGTGTGGCAACGGCGTATGTGGAAAGCGGCGTGCTGCGTATTCAGCGGGATATCACGACGTACAGGAAAAATGCGTATGGTGTGGCGGATAACAGCTACCTTGACAGCGAGACGCTGCATACCAGTGCTTATGTGTTGCGCCGTCTGAAATCTGTTATTACCAGTAAATACGGGCGCCATAAACTTGCTAATGATGGTACGCGTTTCGGGCCTGGTCAGGCCATTGTCACGCCTGCCGTTATCCGTGGTGAGCTGGGATCAACATATCGCCAGCTGGAGCGGGAAGGTATCGTGGAAAACTTCGATCTGTTCCAGCAACATCTGATAGTGGAGCGTAACGCGAACGATTCGAACCGCCTTGATGTGCTGTTTCCGCCTGATTATGTCAATCAGTTACGTGTGTTTGCTGTGCTTAACCAGTTCCGTCTGCAGTACAGCGAGGAGGCTGCATAATGGGAAAAATTGCGGGAACAACGTATTTCAAAATCGACGGACAGCAACTGTCGGTAACCGGAGGGATTGAAGTCCCCATGAACACCAAAGTTCGTGACGACGTGATTGGCCTGGATGGTTCCGTTGACTACAAGGAAACCAGCCGGGCACCGTATACGAAGGTGACCGCCAAAGTGCCGAAAAACTTCCCGGTCGATAAAATTACGTCTTCTGATGTCATGACAATCACATCAGAGCTGGCAAATGGTCAGGTGTATGTTCTCTCAAACGCCTGGCTGCACGGCGAAGCCAACCATAACCCGGAAGAGGGCACCGTGGATCTTGAGTTCCACGGTGAGGAGGGATTTTACCAGTGATAAAAGAACTTGTGCTCAAAAAGCCGATTATGGCGCATAACGAAAAGCTTCATGTGCTGGAGCTGCGCGAACCGTCCTACGATGAAATCGAAGCCATTGGTTTTCCGTTCACCGTTTCCGGTGACGGCGGCGTCCGGCTGGACAGTTCGGTTGCGCTGAAATATATCCCTGTGCTGGCAGGTATTCCACGCTCCTCGGCAGCGCAACTGGCAAAACTGGATATTTTCAAAGCCTGTATGTTGATCCTCAATTTTTTTACCCGGTCGGAGACGGAGGAGGACTCAGAAAGCGGGTCTACAACACCGCATACTTCTGGCGAATAAACCCCCTGGAGCTCCGGCGGGCGGCGATATCCGATTTTCTGGAGCTGGAGTCGGAGGCTGTCCGTATCAATGAGGAAATGAAGCATGGCTGACAGTTTCCAGTTAAAGGCCATTATCACTGCCGTTGACCAGTTATCGGGTCCGCTGAAAGGGATGCAGCGGGAACTGAAGGGATTTCAGAAAGAAATGGCCGGGCTGGCGATCGGTGCTGCTGCTGCCGGGACCGCTGTTCTTGGGGCGCTGGCGCTGCCCGTGAATGCTGCGATCGGCTTTGAGTCAAAAATGGCTGACATCCGGAAGGTGGTTGACGGCCTGGATGATAAAAAAGCATTCGCGCAGATGAGTGACGATATCCTGACGCTGTCCACACAGTTACCGATGGCGGCGGAGGGAATTGCAGAGATCGTGGCGGCGGGCGGGCAGGCAGGCATTGCCCGCGGCGATTTGATGCAGTTTGCGAACGATGCAGTGAAAATGGGTGTGGCGTTTGATACCACTGCCGAAGAGTCCGGTCAGATGATGGCGCAGTGGCGGACAGCGTTCAGACTGACGCAGGAAGACGTGGTTGTCCTGGCCGATAAAATCAACTATCTGGGGAATACCGGCCCGGCAAATGCGAAGAAAATTTCTGATATCGTGACGAGGATTGGTCCGCTGGGCGGTGTTGCCGGAGTGGCATCCGGCGAAATTGCCGCGATGGGCGCCACCATTGCCGGGATGGGGGTTGAATCAGAAATTGCCTCAACCGGCATCAAAAACTTCATGCTGTCGCTTACGGCGGGTAAATCCGCAACTAAGTCTCAGAAAGAAGCCTTAAGAGCGCTGCGGATAAGCCCCACTAAATTAGCTGCTGAAATGCAAAAAGACTCTAAAACCGCGATCCTCAAGGTTTTAGATTCTCTTTCAAAATTGTCAGCGACTGACAGGCCACAAATACTGACCAGGCTTTTCGGTAAAGAGTCGATAGGGGCTATCGCACCGCTGCTGACCAACATGGATCTGTTACGCACCAACTTTGAGCGTGTGACAGATGCCCAGGAGTATGGCGGCTCGATGCAGAAGGAATACGCATCCCGCGCGGCCACAACAGAAAACCAGCTGGTTCTGCTGAAAAACAGCGTCAATGCGATTTCAGTGACGCTGGGTGATACTTTTCTGCCCGCCATTAACGAAGCCGCAGAAGCGGTCATGCCTTACCTGGAGCAGCTCCGGACATTCGTTCGCGCGAATCCTGAACTGGTTCAGTCTGCGGCGAAGTTCGGCGCGGCGCTGCTGGCTGTTGGCGTATCCATTGGCAGCCTGTCCCGGGCTGTCAAAATCCTGAACAGTGTCATTAATCTCTCTCCGGCGAAAGTCGCTATTGCGGCGCTGGTGGCCGGCGCTATGCTGATCATTGAGAACTGGGACGATGTTGCTCCGGTGATAAAGGCGGTATGGCAGGAGGTCGATAACGTTGCGCAGGAGATGGGCGGATGGGAGACGGTGATTGAAGGGGTTGGTCTGGTTATGGCTGGTTCTTTTACCGTCAGAACCATTGGTGCCCTGCAGCAGTCCGTCCTGCTGGCCGGACGGCTTTCCGGTCTGCTGGGTAAAATTGGCCGGATGGGGGCCATGACGCTGACAATTGGCGTGGCGGTGTCACTCTTTAAAGAGCTTAAGGATCTGGAACAGGGGGCGAAGGATGCGGGTATGGATGCCGGCACATTTGCTGTACAGAAGCTGCAAACGAAGGAGCGTGAACGCGGGTATAACGGTTTTATTCCCAGACTCAAAGAGCTTCTTGGTATGGACGCCCCGATTCCGCAGGGGCGTTATCAACCTTATGTGCCACTGACCCGGCGCTCTGGCGTACTCGGGCGAGCTGTCCTGCCATCAACGCAGCGCAGCGAACTCAAAGTGACATTTGAGAATGCACCACAAGGTATGCGTGTGACTGATATACCGAAATCCGGTAATCCATTGATGAACATCAGCCATGATGTGGGTTACTCACCCTTTCGTACATCACGATAAACCTGCTCCGGCAGGTTTTCTTATGGGGTAAATATGGCTTTTTTCTCCTCAACTGGCTGGCGCGGGCGCCTGCGTGATGCATCATTTCGTGGAGTGCCTTTCTCCGTTGAAGATGATGAAAGCACGTTTGGACGCCGCGTACAGGTACATGAATATCCGAACAGGGATAAGCCCTGGACGGAGGATTTAGGTCGCGCCACGCGCCGCCTGACGATAAATGCTTATCTTGTCGGTGATGATTATGCAGACAGGCGGGATCGTCTTATTGGTGCCATTGAAACCGCAGGCCCTGGTACGCTGGTCCATCCGCAGTATGGCGAAATGCAGGGCAGCATTGACGGACAGGTCAGGATCACTCACAGCAGTACAGAAGGGCGCATGTGTCGTGTCTCCTTTCAGTTTGTGGAAAGTGGTGAACTTTCTTTTCCGGTGGCAGGAATGGCAACGGCGAAGCGCCTGGAAACGTCAGGCGGGCTTTTCGACGATGCGATTGACAGTATGTTTTCCACATTCTCGTTGTCAGGTATTTCTGATTTTATCCAGAACGATGTCATTGCCGATGCTGCCTCCATGCTGGGCGATGTTGCCGATGCTTTCAGGATGGTTGACTCCGGCGTGTCTGCCGCAATGCGGCTGTTACAGGGGGATTTGTCTGTCATTCTGATGCCACCGAGCGCCGCAAGTGATTTCGTTAACGCACTGCAAAAAGCCTGGCGCTCAGGTGACAGGCTCAGAGGCAGTACATCGGATCTGGTCACGATGATAAAAACGATGTCAGGTATCACGCTTGATCCCGGTCTTTCCCCCCGTGGCACCTGGCCCACTGACTCCGGATCTGCTGCGAAACAGAAAATGCAACGCAATATGATCGCAGCCGCCATCAGGACAACAGCCATCAGCACAGCCGTCCACGCCGTGACAACACTGAAGCAGCCGCGTGATGTACCTGATGTCCGGGGCGTAAATCAGCCTGCAGGAACAGGCCGTGACTCAGGCATTATCACTGTCATGCACCCGGCGCTGGATGGTGTACAGACAGTCAGTAATGGCAGCTCTCCACCGAATTATGAAGATCTGAAAGCTATCCGGACCGCGCTCAATGCTGCGATTGACCAGGAGCAGTTGCGTATCCGGGATGATGTGCTTTTCCAGCAAATTTCGGTTATGCGGACGGATCTCAATCGCGATATTTCTGCACGACTGGCACAGGTTGAACGTACTGCATTGCGAACGCCTGATGATGTTCTGCCTGCACTGGTACTGGCTGCAGCCTGGTATGACGACGCCGGGCGGGAATCTGATATCCTCACTCGTAATCCCGTTCCCCATCCGGGATTTATCCCGGTTGAGCCGCTGAGGGTTCCGGTACGATGAATAATACGGTTTTTTTACGCGTCAACGGGCGTGACTGGGGAGGATGGACGTCAGTACGGATAAGTGCGGGCATTGACCGTATTGCCCGGGACTTTAATGTCTCGATCACCCGGCAGTGGCCTGGTGGAGAAGACGTACCGCCAGTAAAAAATGGTGACGCTGTAGAGGTACTCATTGGCGATGATTTAGTCATTACCGGCTGGGTTGAGGCGTTACCGCTACGTTATGATGCGCAGACCATTATGACGGGCATTGTCGGGCGCAGCAAAACGGCAGATCTTATCGACTGTTCTGCATCGCCTGCACAGCATAACGGGAAAAATTTATTCCTGATCGCCAGCGCACTTGCCCGGCCATTCGGTGTGGACGTTGTTGATGCAGGCGCGCCGGCAGCCGCCGTTATTGAGGCTCAGCCGGAACATGGTGAAACGGTTGTGGACTGTCTGAACAGGCTGCTTGGACAGGCTCAGGCGCTGGCATATGATGACGAACGGGGACGGCTGGTTCTCGGCAGGCCGGGCAGTATGAAAGCAGCCACGGCACTGGTACTTGGCGAAAATATTCTTTCCTGTGATACCGAGCGTAGTGTTCGCGAGCGTTTCTCCAGTTATCTGGTTACGGGGCAGCGTCCTGGAACGGATGATGATTTCGGCGAGGCAACCATTGCTGCTATCCGGCAGAGTACTGGTGATGCAGGCGTCACGCGGTATCGTCCCCACACCATTCAGCAGTCAGGAACTGCCACAACTGACAGCTGCAAATCACGCTGTGAATTTGAAGCCCGTCAGCGTGCGGCGAAAACGCTGGAAACCACCTATACCGTACAGGGATGGAGACAGGGGAATGGCGAATTGTGGAAACCGAATCAGGCCGTGGTGGTGTATGACCCGCTGAACGGTTTTGACAATGAAACGCTGGTGATCGCCGAAGTGACGTACAGCCAGGACAATAACGGCACCCTGACCGAAATCCGGGTGGGGCCTGCGGATGCTTATCTTCCTGAACCATTCAGGCCGAAAGCGAAGAAAAAAGTCAGTGAGGAGGAGGATTTCTGATGGCTAACCATCCTCTTCAGAACATGATAACGCGCGCAGTCATTACCGCGATTGATACCGTCAGAAAATGCCAGACTGCCGGACTGAAACTTATTGCCGGTGAAAAAAAGAGAATGTGGAGCATCTTGAACCTTACGGTTTCACCTCTGCAGCACAGAATGGCGCAGAAGCGGTGGTATTGTTTCCCGGCGGTGACCGTTCGCACGGAGTGGCTGTGGTTGTGGCTGACCGCCGCTTCAGACTGAAAGGGCTGGCGCGCGGGGAAGTCGCGCTATATGACGATCAGGGGCAGTCGGTCACATTAACCCGCGCCGGAATAGTGATAAATGGCGGCGGAAAGCCAGTTATTTTCACGAATGCCACTAAAGCACGTTTTGAAATGCCGATCGAATCCACTGGCGATATCAGGGACAACTGTGACAGCAGTGGAAAAACGATGGCTGAAATGCGCACGACCTATAACGGTCATACCCATAAAGAAAATGGCGATGGCGGCGGTATAACCGATAAGCCTGTCCAACCCATGAGCTGACATCATGATCCTTTATGTTAATGGAATCCGTAAGGATGCCACGGCTTCGCTCGACCTTCTGACGCGGGCAGTGGTGATTTCTCTTTTTACCTGGCGCCGGGCGGAGCGGGATGACAGGACCCCACAGCCATACGGCTGGTGGGGGGACACCTGGCCTGCTGTTCAGAATGACCGCATCGGTTCCCGCCTCTACCTGCTGAAACGCCGCAAACTCACCAATAAAACGCCGCAGGATGCCCGTGAATACATGCAGCAGGCGCTTGCGTGGATGACAGACGATGGCGTGGCGGCACGTATTGATGTGACATCTGAACGCACAGGAACAGATACCCTGGCGGCTGGCGTGACGATATATCAGCGGGACGGGGTAATTCACAATATCACATTCGATGATATATGGAGCGAACTTAATGGCTGACAGTCAATTTGCACGTCCTGAACTTCCTCAGTTGATTGCTACCATTCGCAGCGATTTACTGACCCGTTTTCAGCAGGATGTTGTGTTACGTCGCATGGATGCCGAGGTTTACAGCCGGGTACAGGCTGCTGCCGTACATACGCTGTATGGTTATATCGATTATCTGGCCCGGAATATTCTGCCTGACATGTGTGATGAGGACTGGCTTTACCGTCACGCTAGGATTAAGCGTTGTCCCAGGAAAAATGCCGTATCTGCGAAGGGATTTGCACGCTGGGATGGTATTGCCGGAACGCCGGAGATCCCCGCGGGGACACAGATTCAGCGGGATGATCAGGTTACATTCACGACCCTGCAGACGGTGAAAGCTTCCGGCGGCCTGTTACGTGTGCCGGTTATTGCTGATGTGGCGGGAACTGCCGGTAATACTGACGATGGTACGGCGTTACGCCTTGGCACGCCGATTACTGGTATTCCTTCTACAGGTTACGCTGACACTCTGACCGGGGGGGCTGATACAGAGGAGCTTGAAACGTGGCGCGCGCGTGTCATGGAGCGCTATTACTGGATACCACAGGGGGGCGCTGATCCTGATTACGTCATCTGGGCAAAGGAAATCGCAGGAATAACCCGTGCGTGGACATTCCGCCATTATAAGGGGACCGGCACCGTTGGTGTGATGGTGGCTACCAGTAACCCGGTTAATCCGGCTCCTGGCGACGATCTCGTTATGGCTGTACGTGACCATATTTTGCCGCTGGCACCTGTTGCTGGCGGCGGACTCTTTGTTTTCGCTGCCACTGAAAAAGACATTCCGGTAACAGTCGCACTGGCCAAAGATACTCCGGAAATTCGTACTGCGATTATTGCGGAGCTAAATGCGCTGATGCTGCGTGATGGCGCGCCGTCCGGAAAAATTTATGTTTCGCGAATCAGCGAGGCGATAAGCCTGGCGACCGGGGAAGTGGCACATCAGCTGCGTGTGCCGGCGGCAGATGTGGCACTGGGAAAAACTGAACTTCCTGTCCTGGGGAATATAACCTGGGCCACCTATACCGGGGAGAACGGATAACTATGGCGTTGCAGGACGAATATACGCAGTTACTTTATCACCTTCTGCCGGAAGGGCCTGCCTGGGACGGAGAAAATCCACTGATTGAAGGGCTGGCGCCGTCGCTGAACCGGGTACATCAGAGAGCGGATGAACTGATGGCTGAAATTGATCCGGCCAGAACCACAGAACTGATAGACCGTTATGAACAGCTGTATGGTCTGCCTGATTCCTGTGCACCGGAAGGCGTGCAGACATTACAGCAGCGCCAGCAACGGCTGGATGCAAAGGCAAATGTTTCCGGTGGTATAAACGAGAGGTTTTATCGGGAACAGCTTGATGCGTTGGGGTATACCGCTGCCACCATTGAGCAGTTTCAGAATCTCGACAGCACACCCGATCCTGAATGGGGGAAATTCTGGCGTTACTACTGGCGTGTGAATATTCCGGCTGATGCGAACATCAGCTGGCAGACCTGTACAAGCACCTGCGATTCTGCGATCAGAACGTGGGGCGATACTGTTGCTGAATGTGTGATTGATAAGCTTTGTCCGTCACATACGGTTGTTGTTTTTGCTTATCCGGAAGGAAAAGAGAATGCACAGAATTGATACGCCCACTGCGCAAAAAGATAAATTTGGTCAGGGAAAAAACGGATTTACGAATGGTGATCCCGCCACGGGCCGCCGCGCAACGGATCTCAACAGTGATATGTGGGATGCAGTCCAGGAAGAGGTCTGCACTGTTATTGAAGCCGCCGGCATACCACTCAGTAAAGGCGAACATACACAGCTTCACGCCGCTATTGGCAGGCTGATCGATGAACAGGTTAAAACCCGTCTTGAAAAAAATCAGAATGGCGCGGACATCCCGAATAAGCCGCTGTTTCTCCAAAACGTTGGTTTAGAAGAAACGATAAATCTGGCAAAAAATGCCGTTCCGGCGACACGGCGGGTTAACAGTAAACCACTGACCGGTGATATCACTTTGTGGGCGTCAGATGTGGGAGCCATTTCCGCCGATGCTGTTGGTGAAATTACCGATAACGGCACGATGGCATCAGCTAATACACCGGGATGGTGGCGGGTGGCGGTGTCGAATTCTGATACGGTCGCTGATTTTCCGACCTATCCGGATGGCAGCAAGCTGTACAGCTACGGATATCTGTTTGTTGAGAAAATCGGTGAAGTCTGGTTTCAGCACTATTACGCGCATATGGGCGCTAACGCAAAGCGTCAGGACTGGGGAACTGTACCGAATACCAGCCGCCCGTGGATTGTTGACTACAACACAGCTAATAAACCCACTCCCGAAAATATCGGAGCGCTGTCAGTTAATGGAGGGAGGCTAAACGGCCCGTTAGGCATTGGTACTGACAATGCGCTGGGCGGTAATTCGATCGTTCTTGGTGATAATGACACTGGTTTTAAACAGAACGGCGACGGCGTGCTTGATGTTTACTCGAACTACACACATGTATTACGTATCATCGGTAATCTTGTGGAAAGCATGGTTTCCCTGAAAGTAAACGGGAATGCTGTAGCTACAGGCGAAGTGCAGGCAGGAAATGGCACGTCACGCATGGCTGGTAACGGGGATATTTTTGGTAATGTCTGGAACGGCTGGCTAAGTACACATCTGAATAATAATCTCGTCGCAGATATTCAATTAGGGGCTGGCACATCAGTGGCTACCTGGAACAATGCAGGTTCCTGGCCTAACACCCCCGGATATGTAGTTACCTCCGTCTGGAAAGATAATCAAGGCGAAAATATTGATGGCATTGCTTATGCGCCTTTGCAAAAAAGATTAGGTATTCAGTGGTATACCGTACAAGGGGGGACGGCATAATGAAAAAATATCAGGACATTAAAAATTTCAGACTTATTGACGCGCCCGTAAACAGGGGTAAAACTCAGTCCGAAATAAATATAGGTGCATATTTTCTGGAGTCAGAAGACGGGCAGGACTGGTATGAATGTCAGTCATTATTTTCTGATGATACTGCAAAAATCATGTACGACCCTGAAGGGGTTATCTGGGGTGTCGTTAATCAACCAGTCCCGCAACGTGGAAACACATATGCTGTATCAATGTTGTGGCCGGTTAATATGTCTGTTGCGGAAATAGACGCTGCTGACTGCCCTGATGATTGCCGTGGTGATGGTACGTGGTTATATCAGGACGGTAAAGTCGTTCAGCGGGGTTATTCTCCGGAAGAGCTGCGTAAAAAGGCTGAGGCTGAAAAAATTCGTCGCCTTTCTGAAGCTGAATCAGCCATCGCACCACTGGCGCGGGCAGTAAAACTAAAAATTGCCACAGATGAAGAGATTAAACGGCTTGAAGCATGGGAACTCTACAGCGTAATGGTTAACCGTGTGGATACAGCTTCCCCTGATTGGCCGGAGGTGCCGGATGTGGCGTGAAGCGCGTCTGGCTTTTACGGATTCCCTGGCTGCGCTGGATTGTTCCGTCGTTCCGGCGCATCCGTGGATTCACGGTTTGGGGCAACAGACAGATAACTGGGCAGGTATGATGCAGGCAATGGTCATTCAGGGATTTAAAATCCATGGGCGCCAACTGCAAATGAAAAAGGATACTGGAATGATAATAACGGAAATTAAATAAAGCAAAGCCCGGACTACCGGGCGTATATAAATTGTTTTATTGCAGACTGCCGTATGGAAGAGGATTCTTCAATAGATTTTTCTGTTTTAACTTATTTTTTATCTTCTGAGTCAGATTAATCTCTATGTATTTATGTGTAAAGTGAGCTGCCAGGATAGATATCCCGATAGCCAGCAACACGGATGGGATCATCTTAAAATCCGAATATCCGACAGCTCCAACTTTTTTTACCACAGCAAGACCAACTGCGCTATGGAGCAGATATAACGAAAATGAGATGTTTCCCACATAAGTCAAAAAACGGGGGATAAATGACAGTAATAAAGATTCCCCAAGCGTGAGGGCGAGAACAAAGAACCCCAAAACAAGGGAACTTTTTCTGTCCAACGCATGGATGTTTCCAGTATATATTCCCCAAATAATATATATTAGTAGTACGATAGCACTAATACCTGATAATAATTCTATTTTTCTTGAAGGAAATTTTTGTTTTATTTTGATGTACAGCCAGCCAACTATAACTCCAATAATAAACTCCAGTAGAAGAGGGTTTGTCAGAAAACCGAAGTATGGAGATGAAAAAGGATAACCTTGTACATTTATTGTTGGTTGGTATCCTGCTATCACAGGTATGATGCTGGTTACCAGAATGCCCCAAGTGACGAGCGCCAGAACTCGGTGTTTAACCAGCAGACATAAAGCGAATACAAGGTAGAAATAAATTTCGTAGTTGAGTGTCCATCGAATATTATACGTACCACCATCGTCAATGTAGAGTGGAGGTGTAGAGGTTTTGTATAATGTGAATGTCAACGCACTTAAAATGTTTTGCACTTTGTCTGGATAATGAAAAGTGCTCATAGCGCCTTCAAGAAGAAAAGCTATGACAAGACAAAGATAGTATAACGGAATGATACGTATTACCCTGTTAAGCAAGAACCGAACCAGAGATGCTTTCCCTCGCATATAACTCCAGGTAGTATAAACCATTATAAAACCGCTAATAATGAAGAAAATATCAACACCGATAATTCCAGGACTAAATACTTTATCCCATATTGTAGGGTTTCCTTTAGCTCCATCATTCAGAAAGCCTCTATAATGGAACAACACAACCAGTAACGCAGCAATACCACGCAGTGCTTGCAGAGAGTGTAACTTTGTGCGCATAACATACCCTCAAAAAGAACTCATTATCGCACAGGTAGAACAATAATTACCATGGGCCGTTTCTCAACTCCCGCAATTCTTGAAATGCTGGACCAAAGAAGCCGATTTGATATTCCTGGACGGAAT